GTCCACCCCCTCCACCGTGCGCGAGTCGAGATTCCGCCGCCGCCAGTTGGCCCGGTGTTTGTGGAAACACTCAAAGAACGCGCCCGTATTCCGGCGTCCATTGGAGTAGGCCAGCCAGTAGCGGTGCAGAATAGGTTCGGTGAAGAACCCCTCCGTCACCGTCCAAATAGATTCCGGGATACCGGAGGCTTCGTCGAACAGCACCATGACGCCCGCCGGGTTGTGGACACCGGCGAAAGCATCCGGGTTTTCTTCCGACCAAAGTTGCGCCTGGGCGTAGTAGTACCCGGTGTCGATGCCCAGGTCTTTTTTCAGGCGTTCTTCGAACCACGGGGCAGGGCGCATGCTCATGGCACCGCGCTCGAACCAATGGGAATTGATGGCCAGCGTGTGCCACTTACCGAATTCCGCCCACGTTCTCGATTTCAACTGCGCTTCCGTGTTCGCGGTGGCGATGACCGTGCTGCCGAGGTTGCATGACTGCATCCAATACATGAGCCACGATACCAGCGCAGACTTGCCGGGGCCGCGCCCGGAGACTGTCGCTTTGCGGAAAAGTTCCGGGAAATCACCCGCCAGCAGTTTGCCGCCGTTATCCTTGATGCTCTGGCTGATTTCGTCGAGGTCTTCCGCCTGCCATTTACGCGGACCTTTATAGTGCGCCAGCGGGGTGTTGGGTCGCCCCCACGGGAAAGTGAACAAAACGAAGTTCAAGAGGTCTTGGCTGACCTCCGGTGCCCACAACTGCCGCATCAGGGTGGCCTCGTCTTCGAGGTTGTACGGCATTGCGCGGGATGATGCTTTCATTTGAATATGTCATCCACGGCAGGCAGAGGTGCCGGGAGCGGTTCCTTTACCTGTTCGATGATACGGCCACGGGCTTCCGCCAGGACTTCACGCAGATTGATGTTCACTTCGGCCTGGATGCGCTGACCGTACTTCTGCGGGTTATTCGCCGTCAACAGGAATTTGAGCAGGTCGTCAGAATATTGACGCCTATAGGCCACCGTTTGACCTTCCTTATTGACAATCGGGATTTTGACGCCATGCACGGCACGTTTATATAAGGCTTCTTCCGCCTTCTCCATTGCGGCCACCTTGGCGTCCGCCATCTTCTGCATGAACCCGGGGTCGTCTGCAATCCGCTTTTGTAGCTGTGCAGTGGTCAGTTCTGCTTCCAGGCATGCGCTGCGCTCACTCAGGCCATTCCTGAGACATTGCAGAAGGGTGCGGAACCGGCCTTCGATGACCTTCTGCTGTTCTTCCAGCGCCAGTGGAATCCGTGAGATGGCGTAGTCGGGAACCATTTCGTCCACGTCTGGGGGTGACTTGACTGTGCGGGCACGGGCCATTGAACGCTGTGTAGCCGGAAAAACCCCGTTTGTCAAGGAGATGTAGAGGGAACGGGGTAATAACGTGGGCGAAAGGGGTGATAACAGGTGAGGAAATGGAATTAAAAATAAAAAAATGGAATTGGAATTAAAAATAAAAAATGGAATTGGAATTAAAAATAAAAAATTCAGGGACCGGGAATTCTCAATTAGGGTTTATTATTTGAGATATTCGCTAATAAAAATAATTAAATTCAATTTTTTAAAAAAAATAAAATGGATTGTTCATTGGGGTTCCCCATCTACAGGGCGCGGGCGGAAATCTCCGGGGCCGGGGCCGGCGGCACCCCCCGCCTGTAAAATCAATGACTTATGCCTATGTCAATTTCCTGGCGCTACTTTTTACTAGGCATTTCAATAGCTTGCGCGTTTCCTTATCTATCAATGGATTGCAGAATATCTAGTAATATCAATGCCTTATAATTTACGATATACGCTATATTAGCAGAATCAACAACATGTAGACGCATTGAAACGCTAAAGCATTAGCGTAAAACATGAAAAATAGTAGAAATTTCAAATGTATAAAACATTGATATTTAAGGAAAAACACCTTATAAACCCTACTTTCGATGATAACGCTATTGGGAAAAAGACAACACAATCAACGGCTTGCAACCATTTTCTCTAAGTTAGTGGAGCTTGTACACCATCGCCAACATTGCCAGCGGGAACGAGAGACCACCGGGGGAAATATATTTAATTCCGCATTTATTTTTATTTTGACTAGCGCATATCGAAAAAATGCAACTTTACTCCTGAGGCCCTTTTTTTTGAATATTGTCATACTTTTATGATCTAATGTCTTTAAGTTATTGAAAAGTAATAAGAAAAAAGCCATTTACGCCTGGCTCTGACAGTATAAATTTTTTTTATGCGACGAGACCGCTAGTAAAAGTCTGATCTAATGTCTCTTTCCCTTTTTGAATCAATGACTTGCAAATTTGTGAAATGTTAAAAAAATCAGTCTCCTTTTTTTGGCACCGATGTTCGCTACAAACCTCTTTATCTCATTGATTTTACTGCCTTTTGTTTTGCCATCCTGCCTAATTTAGACTCGTTCTAAAATACCATTTCCAATTTCTACTAGTTCGTTCCTCATAACCCGTTGATTTTACTGTCTTTTCCTGCCCCTCAAAAATTTGACAAAACCGCAAACCCCGCTAATATTATCAGTGCGGCAATCCTGCCGCTTATACATATATGGAGACAAGATGGAAACCGCAGAAAGAATACTAAGTGCCTTGGCCATGATCTCACTCGCCGCCATTGTGATCTGCTGTGCGGCGACAGCTGGCGGAATCATGGCCGCGATAGTCTCGACGCTGATCACCGCAGCTGCGATCACGCCCGTGATTTTCGATTGATCAAACCAAAAGAGGAAACCAAAAACATGAACACGCAAACAGAAACAGCGAGAGGGGCATGATTATGGGATGGTCGTGTACAGACAAAGCAATGAAGACTATGGATGTGGTGTCGACCCTGTTTTCGAGTGACGAAGGGTCTAATGTATTCGAGTCAGGAGGTAAGCGATATTTTTATGACACAGACGGCGTAGAACACGATGACGGCCGTATAACAGGAGAGGTTTACGTGTTTGTGGGTAATGGACTATCCAAGGCGCGGCTTGCAGGAAGGTTTGAAATCGCAGCCGATGGTGTGATTCGTGAGTTTCACGGTCTGACAGAGGAAATGCGACAGCTGGTGGAATCGTGGCCGCGGTAATCTCGACACTGGTCACCGGTGCGGCCATCGCACCGGTGATTTTCGATTGATCAATAAACAGGGGAAACAGGATGACAACAGCACTAAAGCTTTACAACAAATACACCAAATCTGAACTCGTTGAACTGGCGCGAATGGTTGAGATAAACGAAGCAAACCACGAACCACCGGGAACTAGCATCTACAAGTTGAAGCCTGCGGCACGGAAGAAATTAACGGCGATTGACCAAGCTATTGCCTGGCACATGGAAGATGACCGAAAACTAGCAGGGAAACCGGTACCGGTTTGCGGGTACAGCGGAAGGCAGACGAATCGCAATGCCTAAAGTTAAGAATGACACCCACAATCGGAGACAAACCCATGATTATTACTCAAGATATGATCGACAATGCAAAAGCGGCGGGGGCGTGCAAATCAGCACTGAGACTCGCGGTTAGTGTAATCAAAGGCCGGTGGCCCGAGGCTGAGAGCGTGATCGCTACCAGCCCGGAAGGGGCGTACTGGTATGCCCTTAATGTAATCAAAGGCCGGTGGCCCGAGGCTGAGAGCGTGATCGCTACCAGCCCGGAGTGGGCGTACTGGTATGCCCTCGATGTAATCAAAAGCCGGTGGCCCGAGGCCGAAAACACAATTACGAAATACCCGGGTTGGGCGTACTGGTATGCCCGTGATGTCATCAAGGGCAGATGGCCCGAGGCTGAGGGCGTGATCGCTACAGACCCTTATTGGGCGTACAGGTATGCCCGTAACGTCATCAAATGATACCCAGCGGCACCTGTATTTTTTGATTAACCAATAAACAACAGAGGAAACCAAAAACATGAACACGCAAACAGAAACAGCGAAAACAGACGCCCCTTTTATCGGGCAGGCAGTCTATCACTATGACGTATACAACTCCCGCACAGGGTGGGTGTCAGCTATTCACCCACCGAAGGGGAACGTTTACGAGCTAACCGCTCGGGGCTTGGTATCCGCTGGCAGTCAAGTCGAAGTGGTGTTCGATGATTATTCGATGTCAACCCCGTGGATGGATACAGTGAGCAAATGGATCAAAGACGCAGAGCATGCAGGAATCGCGCACAAGACACCGGAAGATGTGGCCGAGATGGTACGCAAGGCGGAAGAAAAACGGACGGCGGATCGCACAGCACTAGACAAAGCACGCGCAGAATCAGATCGTAAGCGGGCCGCGTTCCTCGAAGAAATAAAAGAATATTACCCCCCCGGCGCGAAAGCCGTGATCGTGGCAGAACATCGCCGGGACGATTCCGACTTGCAGACCGACTATTTCAGCCATACCACCGATCGTTGCCTTCTGTTGGCATTTTCAATGCACACCCGCGACCTGTTCGCGGAGATGCGGAAAGCCGGCGCCGGGGTGCCCGAGCTTGCCGAATTCCTTGATC